AATGTATCCCCATATCGTTTTCGGAATATAATTCTAATGCTTACGACGTTATTAGAGCAGCAGTTCATTTAGGCATAGCATATACAGAGATTGCTTTAGCTACCAGGTTTGCATTTGGACAGCCAGTAATAAGCGGTATTGACGAGGGTTCACAGATCAAACTTGGGATCGACAAAGTGATGATATTAGGAGAAGGTGCAGATTTCAACTTTAAAGGAACGCCTGGAAACCTTATGCAGATGATCGAAGCAGCTAAAGCAATAGCTAATCAGACAGCAATCAATCATCATTTAAGAATCAAATGGGACGATTCAGGCAATCCTGCCAGTGGTGAAGCCTTGAGATTAATGGAGATTGAGAATTTAGAGGCACGTATAAGCGATATACCATTGTGGAGAGATTGGGAGCATCAAAGATACAATATAGACAGGGAAGTTATCAGAGCCCATACAGGGAAAGATTTTAGTGAGAATTACAGCGTTGACTTTGCCGAAGTAGAATTTCCATTAAGCCCCCAGGAAGAACGTGCGGACCTAGATTGGAAATTAGATAAAGGATTAATAAATAGAGAAGATTTAGTACGCCATTTCAATCCAGATATTACCGATGAAGATTTAAACGAGCTATTAGGCAGGGTAGACGAGAGTAAGAGATTAGAAACAGAAGCGACACAACCAACCCAACCGACATTTGAAGGATTAAGAAAACTTGGCACAGTTGGTGCATAATTATCTTGATAAGCTGGATAGCTTACAGGATGAGGTCGTTAATCATGCTGAAAACATATTACCGGCTATTGATATGAACGATCTATTAAAAGATCCTGAAGGTTACTTGTTAGCTCTTGGTGATGCGTTCCTGAAAGAACATATAAACGAAATAGACAAAGCCTACAGTGAAGGCGTGAAATTTGCTGAAAAGATTTTAGAGAAATCATGATTACAGTAGAAATGGATTTCGACCTCGGGAAAATCAATTTCGATTTTCATAGAGTCTTAAATGCAATAGGAGACATTATAAAGAAGGATCATTTCAGGAGATTAAATGTTGGTGACGGTGTTGAAGGCCCTATGGACGAGTTAGAGCCTTCTACAATTAAAGCTAAAGGTTCAAGTATGATTTTAGTTAATACAGGGAAGATGAGAAAATTAAATATCAAACCAGCTACTAAACAAAATCAGACAGTAGAAATTTTTCCAGGGGATAAACAAAAATATAAAAGGACAAATGTAACTATGGCTGATGTAGGAAAATTTCATCAAGAAGGCGATGGTGTACCAAAACGTGAATGGTTCGGGATTACAAAAAAAATAGAAAAAGATATTAATAAAATGATTGAAGGATTAGCAGAGGAGCAAATTAGACGTGCCTGAAGAAATAAACGCTGAAGCAATGGCGGTTATAATCGCAAATCAATTAAGTACGGTAACAGCAAAGACGGTTCTCGATTTAACGACATTAATACAGACGATGAGAGCCAATGGAGTGAGCGATGATGTTATTAGAGAAACTTTGATTGACGATCTATTAGCAGGAGGCATATTGTTCGGGACGTTCAGAAATCAGATTAAGAATACTGTGAAATCTGGAATAGGGATGGCAAGTAACAGAGCTACGATAAATACATTCACGGAAGCTGGAGTGCAGGAATTTAGATGGCAGACTGTAGGAGGTAAAAATGTCTGTCCAGATTGCGATAGGAGAGCTGATGAAATTCATGTAATGGAACATTGGAAAATAATAGGTATTCCTCAAAGTGGATTTAGTATTTGCCAGTATAATTGTAGGTGTCAATTATTGCCAGATACCTATAAAGATGAAAACCTGACTGGGAAATTAATAAGGGAATGATCAGGGAAGCTAAATAAGAGGAAATCATGGGAAAAGGTAAGTCTAAAAAGAAAGGTAACCCTTTCGGAAAGAAAAAACTTGGTAAATACAAAACTAAAAAGCGGCTCAAAGCAGGGAAAAGCAAGTAAGCCGCTTTAAACACTCAAACAAGAGGTAAAAATGGAAGAACCACAGTCAGTAAGTCAAGACGTAAATGAGACTCCAGCCGAAGCTGTAGGCGAAGAAAAGCAGCCCGTCGAATCAATCCCTTATTCACGATTTCAGGAATTGGTCGAGGTTAAAAATACATTGAGAGATGAATTAGACGAGTTAAAGCTAAACGTGGAAAGCGAAAAAGAAGCCAGAAAGCTGAAGGAAATGGAATCCAAAGGTGAGTATGAGCAGATTATGCTTGAAATGAAAGGCAAACTCGACGCTGCCAATAAAAAGGCTAATGCTTTCGATGAATATCAGACAAACCGTAGAGATACGTTATTATCGTATTTGCCTGAAGAAGATCGTGAAATATACGATGGACTCCCGCTTGAAAAGCTGGAGGTTCATGTAGCAAGAATCAGTGCGAAGCCGAACCCGGCTTCAACCGATAATACAAAACCATCAACGATGGGTGGATATGCTTCATTCGAAGAATGGGCAGCTCTTGATCCTATTGGGTATCAAACTGCAACCACGCCTCAAACATCTGGAAAGATTAAAGTAGGCTATGGCGGGTAATATATTCAAACAGAGCCTTGATCCTGATAATGACCTTCAAGATCGCAAGATTAATGGAGGGAATGATATTGAATGCACTTATAAAGGTAAGAAAGTCAGTTATGATGAATACCTGGACATTCATGAAGAAAGAGGTGAAAGAGTTCAAAAAGGAAAAAAACCTAATAGTATTGGTTTGTTTAGCGGATGGGGTAAGGGTACGCTTAAAAGTTCGCATGATGATTAAATTTTTAACAGCCTTACTTGATTGCGTAGACATAAGAACTCTGCGTATTGATAGGATGGTTTAATAATGGGAGTACATAATGGCTGAAACAGATACAGGCGTAGCCCAAGGTGGTCTTGGTAAGATCATCGGCGATGCCGTCATCGCATTTAACCATGTGAACGTAATGTACCCTCTTGTAACTGCAAAACAAGCAGTACAGGGTGCAATTACAGTACAATTCCCAGACTATACAAAAGTTGCTTCAAGTAGCGTAGCGGCTGTTTCAGATGGTGCAGATCATTCAACTGTTGCCTCTATTACAACTGCTGCTCGTTCTGCAACCGTATCAGAGCACGTTATCCGTGCTGATGTTTCCGACCTTGCTCGAATGGGTAATGCGGACGATTTAACGGGTAATGTTGGTGCGATATTAGGTAATGCAGTAGCAGCAAAACTTGATGACGACTGTGTAGAACTGGGGAAATCCTTCTCACAAACTTCCTGTGGAGCGGGTACTTCTTTAGCTCTCTCACATTGCTTCGATGCAATGAGACAATTACGAGCCGCTGGAGCCCCCTTTCCGTATAACCTAGTTTTATCGCCAAAACAGATATGGGGTTCAAAAGGTATTATTGCCTTACTTCATAGTGCGGCTGTAGATACAACAGGTACTTCAACGTCTAATACTGGTAAAGCGAGAGCCCTCGGTTTATTAGGTGCTAAAGGCGAAGAAGCTATGGCAGCAGGGTGGGTCGGTTCAATAGCAGGATTCAATGTTTTCTGGTCAGATCAAATTGACGAAGATGTATCAAGTGGTGGAGACGCTGCTGGATTCGCCTTCTCAAAAGGAGCGGTTGGACTTGCAGTTGGACCTGAAGGACTCTTTAGAATAGAAACTGAACGTAATGCTTCATTCCGTACAACGGAATACATTGCGACTGGATTCTGGGCTGAAGTAGAAATCAAGGATGCTTACGGAGTATATATTCTCTCCGATGTATCATAATTGATCTATCAATGATGTGGCGGGGTTCGCCCCGCCCATCTGGAATGAGGAAACAATGAAAAGATATTTTAAAAAACCAAACGGAATGCGTTTTATGTATGATCCGATGATGCACAAGTTAGATTCTTTAAAAGAAAGATTTGAAGAATGCGATGAAAACGGAAAAGCATTACCAAAACCTAAAAAATCATCAAAGGGTAAGGAAAAATAATGGCAAATGCACATATAAGAGAAAGACCGCCGGTAGAATCACTCGGTATCTTGACAGGTGCGGGTGGTGCTGATTATGTTGCTGCGGCAACGGTTAATGCTCATACTTATATTGCCATCACAGCACTTGATACAGATACGACCACAGTAAGTGCCACATCAATAGATACAGATATTTGGGACAGCTTATCAACCATAGAAGTACCCTCGGGTGTAACTATATATGGTAAATGGTCTGAAGTAGTAATCGGCTCTGGCGATCTTGCAATGGTTTATCGTGAATCTTCAAGTGATTAAGGAGATATAGTATGTCAACAAGACAATATGCCGTGATAGAGGCACAAAACTTATCAATAGGTCAGGCTGGATCAATATTCGTAACTGGAACAACGGCAGTAACCTGTGCCGCTGGAACGGGTGTATTTGTAGCGATCCAATTCATAGAAGATACAGTATTCGCTTCTGGTAGTGGTGGTCTAATCGCAGAAACAGAACAATTATATCCTGATGATGCAGGTACAGGTACTTTAATTGATGCAAATGGCGGTGCTGCTATAGATGGAGAAACCTTTCCACAGGGCATGACCATCTTCGGTAGGTGGACAGGATTCACCCTGGCTTCAGGTGCTTGTATCGGTTACGTCGGTTAATGTTAGGATTAAGATTAAGATTATCGAGTGTCGTTACCCAAACGGCACGATTAGCTCGTGATCTCTGGCAGACCATAAATGATATATGGGAAAACGAGCAACGAAAGTGGGAAGATATTGTATAAAATTTCATTCATAGCTATGTCAAATAATTCTGGGCGGTAAGCTATGGATTCACATATAAGAGAATTTAGGAAAATATTATGGCAGCTTTAACAGGAAGCACAGTTGCTTCAACTTATACGCAACTATTAAAAATTACATCTGCATCGCTTGGTGCGGATGCTTCAGCTAAATACATCGAGGATGGTGCTGGTACAGATTCAGCTCTTTCAATATCAACAACGAGGGTAGGAATTGGCACAACGAGTCCAGAAGCAAAACTTCATGTTGCAGGGGGAATACATTTACCAAACGCTAATTTTATTTCTTTTGACGAAGCAGGGGGAACATTAAGAAATGCTTTTGGTGTTGATTCTGGAGATGATATGATAATTGGGGATACGAATTTTGATGATATTTATTTTTCTACTGGGCAGAAAACAAAAACAGTTGTTATAAAACAGACTACGGGCAACGTCGGGATTGGGACGACAGGACCTAGTGAAAAGCTGCATATAGTTGGAGGACGATTACGCCTTCCTCAAACAGCCGAAGCAGCTACTCCCACTTTAAATTTTGGCGATGGTGATACTGGATTTTATGAAAACGCCGATGATCAGTTGTATCTTTCCCTTGCAGGAGGTACAAAATGGAAGATATTCGGTGATACATTTGGTGCCAATGTTACGGATGGAGCAGCTATATTGAACGAATCAGCATCCAGTACTAATCCGACGCTTGTTCCTGACAGAGGAGACGTTGATACAGGAATAGGACAAGCTGGGGCTGATGTTCTTTCTCTTATTGCCGGCGGTACGAATGGATTGAATGTTATAAGCACCGGCAACGTCGGCATCGGGACTACTGCTCCTGGTCAAATTCTTGATGTTAATTCAGGTGGTGGTAATATGATTGCAGACGGCTATGACACTCACTCACTTGCCGTCTATAAAGAAAACATTGAAGATGCTTCAGGTTATCTTGATAAGGTATTAGCCTGTCCTGCTCAAAAGTGGAATCGCAAACCTTTCGTTTCCGCAGATGAAATTAAAGAAGCTGTATTGGAAGAATTTGGTGAAGATGTATTGATTGAAGAAGCGGTTGAAGCAGAGGACGCTGTCTATGAAACAGTCGTAACAACCGATGCTCAAGAAGAAATGGCTTGGGATGTTGAATTGCCTACTGTTGATAATACGAAAGATGAAATCAAATCTTTTATGGATGAATACTCACTTGAGTACAATTCGGGTGATACTAAACAGGACTTGCTTG